CGACAGACTTTTGAAAAAATAAACAATAAAGAGGTGCGTACTTTTGTAACCTCTCCATTTGAGTCTTTAGTCGTTGGTAAATGGTTGTTTGAACCTTTCCAAATTTCTTTAATGATGAACCGCAGTAAGTATAATTTTTATCGTGTTGGACAGAAATATAATGATGGACATTTCCATTCGATGTTTGAAGAGCTGGATGATTTTGAAAATAAAATTGAAGTCGACTGTAGGAGATGGGACCGAACTTTCTCCCCAGAAATGGCTCGTCTAGTACTCGAGGTGTTAATTCACTTGGTACCCGAGAAACATCGAGAAGAGTGGCGGCAGCATGCTGAACGCTACGTTAAATATGGTTACGAACATGTCTATGTGCTGTTACCAAATGGTCAAGTTGTCGTCATGCATAATGGGCAACCAAGTGGTTGCGCCACTACAACTATATTCAACACTATAGCTCATTATTTAATTTGGGTACTAGATGCAGTTATTGAAAAATATAGCACTAAGCAAATGTATGTTAGATGTGTTGGCGACGACAATCTAACTGCTCATTTTAAACCTTACACTGTTGATGATATCAAGCGAATATATGCTCGCTGTGGTTTTATGGCTAAAGATACTACTAAGTGTCAAACTAAAATTGATCAATTAACGTTTCTGGCTTTTACTTACCATGAAAAGGATAAGCGAATCACTTTTGATAGAAATAGATTACTGTGTTCGTACCAGTTTCGCAAGTTTCCAACGAACGAAATGAAAAGAAGTAGTTTTATTTCTACACTAGTGAATTTTGCTTATCTTGTTCCTTGGGATGAGGAAGCATTTAATTTCTTTGCTTATTGTCATGCTAAATACACGAAGTATTTCATTGACAATCACTATAAATTTGTTAACATCGCTTATCCATCCATCACTCATGTTCGGGAGTGGTGGTGCGGTGCTCGTGAAACCCCGAATTTTATTTGGCGGTTGGAGGATATAAAATTCATTTCATTATGGGTTTAGCAAAGAATAAGAAACTCCTAGCTGAAGGAAAAATCAGCCAAGTCGAATTTAATCGACGAAAATCTCAATCTAATGCGTCATCAGGTAAATTTAATCGACAAGTTCTGCAAAATTTTCCTCAAAGAGCTAAGGCTAAAGTTGTGGCCGCTCCGTCTCCAGTTACGCGAGTTGTTACCATACCTCGTCAAGTTTACCTCAAACCAGGTAAACAACGTATGGCCATGGCTAAAATGACCCATTGCGATAAGAAAGCTCTCGCATATGTGGCATGTATGATGGATCCATCTCGTCATTATTGTAGAATTCCTGATGTTG